GACATTATAGGATCCACCACGGACAGCAGATGAAGACGTAGAGTTTGCTGAAATTTTTGATCCATTTTCTAATTCTAGACTACCTTTATTCCAAGATATTATACCTTGTTGCATCCAAGTTGGCAAATTTTCGTAGGCAAGTTGTAATCTACCTAATAAATCTCTAGCAGTTGATGCTTTGTTTGCTAGTATTGCAACATTAACGTTATCATTAAAAACTGCATAATGAAGAAGATATGATACACAAGTTGTGGATTTACCTGTCTGTCGAGGCATTTTACAGATATTAAATCTGTTTCCATGGAAATTTTCTAATAACTTTTGTTGAAATGGGTACAACTTAAATGGTTGTAATCCATGATCAAGAGTTACTATCTTTATATAATTGATTGCAAAATATACGGGATCTTCTCTACACTTTATAAATTCTACAATTTGCTCTTCAGTGAAGTTAATAGGAGTATTCGCTTTTTTCAGATTTGGATTACCCAAATATACATTATCACTCATAGTAACTCCTATGTCATTTCATTAGGTAAATGCTTTACTTCTTTTTTGGGAAGTAAACCATTAACATGTTTATCATGCTCTATGGTTTGTTGTGCAAGATTTACCATTTTCTCCAAGTTTTGAATCCTTTTTTCAAGATTCTTCACTTTCGGATCCAGTCCATCTTTGCCAGATTGTGTTTTCTTGTCCAAGTTTTGTTCTCCAGTCGTAATGCGATAACTGAAGTTTCTCACTTGCAAGAAGATCACTGCCTATCCCTTTTGAAGGTTTTAAAGGTTCGGTACTAACAACATCTATAAAATCTGCATAATGCTTACCATTAGCATCTTCTACAGATACAGAATTAATTTCTTCTTTCTGCATATAATTAGCAGCAGAATCCATTTTATCTGTTGATGTTGTTATCTTTGCTTGAACCCATGCAGGTATATTTTTCTCTTTCTTGCCTAATGCTTTTTTCAATTTGGCAACATTTCTTTCAGTTCTAGATAACTGCCTATGTGCCATTGAAACTTCGTGATCTGTTTTCTCCTTTTCTTCGGAGACATCTTTTTTGACTAATAATCCATCGGGTTGTACCATGCTACCCTCTGGAATTGGCTTACATTTTTCATCGGTATTACAATAGTAATAACCTTTCTTACAGGATTTCATGCGTAAGTTTAAGTCTCTGATGTATTAGTATTTATCATTCCTTGCTTTAGTAACTTCGCTAGATCCGAAGTTGAACCAACATATAAAGCATTATTTGTTACGTTATTTGTGGTTGTTTTAGGTTTATCTTCCTCTAAATCTTTTATTTTTTTCTGTAAATCTAGTAACTTATCTGTAGTATCTGCAACACTTTTGATTAATTGTCCTGCTACTTCATATGCTCTTGCACTAGCACCTTCTTCAGCAACTTCCATGATTCCATTGATTGCTTCCTGTCCTTTTTCAATTAGAGAATATAAATTACCTCTTGTGTACTCATAATCTTTTTGAATATCTTTATCATCAGATTTTTGAGTTTTTACAATTTTCATCTCTTTAGGTTCTGCCTTTACAATATCAGAAGCAGTGTTAAGAGCTTTATTTAATTCGTCAAATGTGTCTTCCATTTACTTTCCATCCTGAAAAAATTCAAGTCCTTCAGAGAACCCAAAATCATCGCCTGGACCAAGTAATGCATCATCAACAGTGTTTATAACACCATCATTATTCTTATCTTCTACTGCTTTTGGTGTAACTGTATATCTCATTTCTCTCTTTGCAGTTGTAGGATCAGTATTTGTGTAGTAATCAACTTCAACTTTCTTGATAAGACCTGTTGCATTATCAGCAATTTTACCGAATAAGTATGTCTTGGCAGTAAAGTTTAGAGTATAAATTAATGCTCTTCTTGTAGCAAAATCTCCTTCATAATCATCTACAAAAGAAACATTATTTAAAACTATAGGTATATCTCTTTTTTCTCCGATAGAACTAATTAAATCTATAGTTACATTGAGAGATGGTTGGAAAAATGGTAATATTTGTTCTACAATCTGTAATGCATCATCATTTAATTTACAATATACATTTAACTCAAACCCAATATTATAGGGAACAGGCATAAAAACTTTTCTCATTGTATCAGATGCTTTATCAACTGCTCTGAAAGTCTGAGTTAATCCTGTTTTTCTAGTTCCATCATAAGTTAAAGATGTCATTTCAAAAGACATTCTTGGTAAAGTTATTGCTACTGCTTTATTCAACTGAGATTGTTGAGTAAGTCTTGCTAAAAATTTCTGCCTTGGGGCATATGCTAATGGAACTCTCATTTCGTCAAGAAGAGCACCTGTTTGTCCATCAAAATGTTTAACATAAACATTATTGAACAATGTTCCGAAAGATACAATTGTCTTTCGCATTATTTCGTGGTAGTAATGACTTCCTAACATTAAACTTCACCAAATGGGTTAACTTCTGTAAAATCTAAAATCATATCTGCCTCTCCCTCAAACAAATCATTTTGATCATAATCATCTATATTTTGAACTGATCCTGCTGCAGGTACTTCAGAGAGTAGCATATACTTATCTAAAACATATATAGCACCTGAAGATTGTCCAATAAGTTTCTCTCCTGCAAAGAATGTTCCATTTTCTTGTCCAACTTGTAAAACTCCTTCATCCTGATCCCAATTCTTAACTCTTGCACTTACGCTAGAACTTGAACCAATAACAACTTCATTGAACCAGAATGTTCCATATCCTACATTTCCAGAAAGTGTTGCAGGATCTTGTACTAATACTGTTGCTGGTCCAAGATAACCTGCACCTGGACTGGTGATATTAACACGTTCAATATCATTAGCTGCATCATCAAGAACGATAACACCAGTAGCAGTTGAAAATCCAGACTCTCCATCTCTATCTCCAATAGTATTAGCAATGCTTACTGTGGGTGGTACAGTATATCCAATACCTGTTTTAGTAAATGTTATACTAATAATCTCTCCACCAGAACTAACATTTCCAAATCCTTCTGCAGTTTGACCAAGTGGAGGATCAATAGTGACACTAGGAGCGGATAGATATCCTCCACCCATAGTTAGAATTTCAAATTCACTTATTTGACCAAAACCATTTAACTTAGCTCTACCAGTTGCTGTAAACTCAGCAGGTGTTCCAGTTGGAGCACCAACTGATATGGTTGGTACTGTCAAATAACCTGAACCAGAAGATCCTATAGAAACACTATTTACAAAACCCTCGCTGATTGTTGCTGTTGCTGTTGCTCTAAAATTAGTTGCAACACCAATAGGTGTGTCTATAACTGCAGAATTTATAGCAGTTACTATTCCTGTTAAAGTAGAACTACTATTAACTAAAGATGCTACTCTTCCATTTTCAATAGTTGCATCAATACTTAGTTCTTGTTCAGAACCTATTTCATTTTCAAAATCATCATATGTAATTGTATTAGAATCTATAGTATAAGTAGCGATTCCACTTGTTGGTGGTAGAGATGATCCTGATCCAATAATTATAGTTGAAAATATATCATCTACAACAATACCACTATTAAGTGAATTCTTAAGAATAGGTGGAGTTAAATTTGCATTAGTTATAAGTTCTTTATCTCCTGCTAATGGGAAGAATACACTTGAATAATCTCCACCATCTACTGATAGAGAAATTTTCTGAGAGCCAAATTCATTTTTTGATTCCACATAAGCATAATGCCAAGCATCATCTCTTACAGATCCACCAACAGTAGATGCAATAGATACTGTTCCAATACCTAATTCAACATTTCCATTAACATTTATCCTTAAGTTGGTATCTTCTGCTTTACTGCCATTAGTATTTTTATTTAATTCTAAAAATGTCGAAATACCTGTTGTAGAACTTTGAGTTTTAAAGAATAATTGGACAACACCTTCAGCTCCAAGAGTAGTTTGATTTTGATGTGTTAAATTTTTATCATTATCAGCATCAATTAGTTTCCACGCAACATTTCCATATTTTGGAGATGTAGCATCAAAACCTGCAGATAATGCGAGATATTTTATAGTTAAAGTTGGTGGACTTAGATAATATCTACCCGCACTGGTTAAACTATAAGAAAATGTAGTTATACCTAGATTAGAAATATAAGAAGTACTTGCAGTTGCTGTAGATGCAATTCCAGTAGGAGCATCAACTGTTAATATTGGATTTCCAGTATAGAATTGTCCAGAAGAAGCAATAGATACAGTCTCTAAATTTTCATTAGAATTAATTGTAGCAGAAACAACTGCAGTTGATGCAACTCCAGTAGGAGCAGATAATGTTACTGCAGGTTCTACGCTATACCCTATACCTGCATTATTAACGGAAAGACTTACTAATTTTTCATTTGCAATTGCTGTATTTGCTGTTGCTTGTACAAATCCAGAACCAGATGGGGGAGTTATTGTAACTCCAACTTTTCTTTGTGGTGCATAATTACTTCCACCATCACTTAAAGTTATTCCAGTAACTATATTATTTGAGATTACTGCTGTTCCAGCTGCTCCAGTAAATGTAGGACTTCCAAAAGTTAAGAGAGGAACATCAGTATATCCATCTCCAGAAGAAAGAATAATTGCTCTACTTATACCTTGTCTGAAGGTTTCTATACCTACAGTTGCAGCTGCACCAACACCTCCACCACCAGTAATTGTAACTGTTGGTTCCTCTGTATATCCTTTACCTGCATCAGTCAATACAATTTCTTTTATTGATCTTGCACCTCCAATAGAAGTTGTAATTGCAACTGCTTTAGCAGTTCTACCACTACCAGGTGCATCAGAAAATGTTACTGTTGGTGTTGAATGATATCCGTATCCTTGATTATTTAAGAATATATCTCTTACATAACCAGTTGCCATGTCAACTCCAATAGTTGCAGTATTTCCAAAACCAATCATTTTAAGATTGATAATTTCTCCTATGTTGGATACTTTATTATCAATTGTTTCTATACCAGTATCAATAACTTCGTTTTCATATTCAAAGAGTTCACATTGCAGTTCATAAACATAATTCTTTTGTAATTGATAGAATGGATTTTCATGCTCTACAAATTTAACTTCAAATAATCTACCTCCTAACGGAAAGTAAATTAGATCTCCTTCTCTAGGTCTATGTGCAAGTTCTGTTTCGTACGCATCTCCCTCTGCTAAAAATGGTGCAATATAATCCTCCCATCTTTCCTTAGATATAGTTACAACTAACTCATCCTTAAGTTGCATTCCAAACTTAGTTAATACATCTCCACCACCAGTATATCCATCATATGTGTTTACATATGCTTCTATTAAAAAATTATCATCAAATTCTGAAGATTGTATTTCTTGAAAAACTTGTTTTCTATTTTTTATCTCTCTTGGTAAATAATATACCTCAATACCAAACATCCTCAACTGTTCGTTGACGAGATCTTGTACAAGTCTTTGTTCTGATGCAGATCCTTGGAGGAAAAATGGATTTAAAGGCATTATATTATCCTATCAAATCTAATGGAGGTAACTCATAAGTTGATGACATTTGTTCTCTAAGTTCATTAACTTCTTGGACACCATCTTGATATATTTCTCTACCATTAAATTCTATTCCACCAGGTAATTTTACTCCTCTAAATTTAATTAAATTTTGTCCCCATTGTTTTTTGATAAGGGCAGTGCAATATCTCTTTAAAAAACTATCATTGAAAACATTAGTGAAAGTTGAAGGATCTAATACTCTGTAGCAATCAAGGACAATATATTGATCCTTATCCTGAGCTTCCCAATCAATATCAAGATATAATCTATTTTGTCTTTTATTAAATCTTACTTGCTTATCAGGTGTTAATAGGAAATCGATATCTTCTAAGTATCTCTTTGTCATTGAATACTGTAGCAATTCAACTGAATTGAAGAAATATAAGTCGTTTAAAAATAATTGATATTTAATACTAAACATACCTCCAGAAATGGTGCTAGTATCAAATTTAAATATTTTTTCTATACCAATTACAGAATCTGGAACATTTATATAATTTGCATTTTCATACCAAGTGCTACTTCCGTAACCTCCTTTAGCAGTTCCAGTTGTAGATGCCATGCCAGTTCCACCTGGAGGTTTTGCTCTTCCTCTATCAAGATCATCTTGCGTAATTAGATATTTTAAAAACATTCTCTCGACACCATCAAAGTGTCTTTCTTGGAAATATTGAATTGCATCATCTACAATATCATCAAGTTGTTCGTCTGATACATTAATTTCAAGAACAGGTGCACCAAGTCTCCTCAAGCAATGATCTATTAACTCTTGTTTGGTAGCGGGCTTTGCCATTAGTTAGAAATCTCCTTCATCCACACTATTTATTATTTTTGGTTTAGTTTTAGACTTTGATTTAGGAGAAGTAACTATTTCTTCTTCTTTTTGTGTCCTTTCCAACTCTGCTCTTTTTAATTCTACTACGACTTCTTTTGCATGTTCTAACTCTTTAAGCAAGTCATTAACTTGTTTATTGAGAACTTCAATAGTATTATTATTATTTGTAACTCGTGCTTCGAGTGCTATCACTTGAGCAAGTAAATCCGCAGATTTTCGTTGATAAGTTTGCAACAAAACCTGATAATCCAATTCATTATTTGGCATGACTAATTATTCAGTTGTACTATTTATAGTATTAGAATGAACCCCCGTCAACGGTTATATTCTGTAAAACTCTATTACTACCATCGTGTGCAATTACAGCAGACTGCCCTGCAGCATCATTAACAAATAATCCACCAACTTCAAAGTTTGCGTAAACAATCTCTGTCATAACATTTGCAGATTCAGTAACTGATGATGCAACTGCAACTCTCTGAGCAGAATCATCCCAGTATACTGCTGCTGTTTTAGCAGTAGAACCTGTGTAGTAGTGCATTATCATACCTACATCAAGGTTACTATCTGTAGATGGTGCTACTAAGTTTCCTCCACTATTAACAAGTCCAAGTTCGATTATTGGATCTTCAACTTTAAGTGCTTCAGTGTTAACAATAAACTGAGAACCTAAAACTGTAATATCTCCAGTAACTGTAACACTACTTGCAAAACTTACATTACCAGTGCTATCAGCAAGTGATATTGCATCGCTTCCATCAGCTGCTTTAACAGCACCTGCTTGTATAGTTGGAACACTTAAAGTATCTGAGTTTGCATTGTACTTAAGTTGTGGATCAACGAACATAGTCTGTCCAAGACCTGTTGCTGATAAATCTCCTGCAGATGCGTTTACAAATGATAAGTATCTATCGTTTGAATCTGAAACAGAACTAACATCAATAGAACTTGATCTTTGTGCAGTTGAAATAGAACCTGAAATAGTACCGTTAATTTGTCCAGTAACTATCAAATCAGATGTAACTCTTACAACATCAGTTCCAGTAGCAGCTCTTAAATATAAATCTCCAGAATTTGTACTAATAGTATTAGCATCTACTGTAGCAATACCGATATTACCTGCAACAATACCCTTTCCAGGTCCGTGTGTAGCAGTAATACCATTGGTAAATGTAGACATTCCTGTTACATTCTGCTGTGCACTAATATCAATAGTATTAGAAGAGGCATCTAATTTTAGATTTCCTGCAGAAGTATTGATTGTTGTGTTATCAACAACACCAATTTGAACTTCTTTAATGGTTGCACTACCTGTAACTACCTGACTACCTCTTACAGTCTGAGCACCTTTTATTTCTTGTGTAGCATCAACAATAACTTCATTATTCTGAGCATCAAGAATTAAAGGACCATTATCAGAGTAAATTGTACGTTCTGAAGTTACAGCAACCTGAACAGTTCCAAAATCACCACCATTTGTAGCAGTAACAATACCACTTAAACTAGCATTAGCAAATGTCTTACCTGCAGACTGATCACCAAGATTAAAGGTATTATCAGTTTCTGGTAAAATGTCTCCTGAAATATCTGCATTTATAGTAACAACGTCTGTCTCAGCATTACCAAGATTTACGTTACCATTAATGGTTGTTGCACCTTCTAAAGTAGATGTTCCAGTAACACTTAATCCTGCACCAATATATGCGTTCTGTCCTACACTTAATCCACCTTTAATATCTACAGCACCTGTTCCTAAAGCATTTGTCTGTTGATTACTTGCAAATGTTGTAATACCTGTAACACTTAATCCTGCACCAACATACAAATCTCTTGCAATTCCTGCACCACCATCAACAACTAAAGCACCTGTTTGTGATGAAGATGAGGCAGTAGTATCATCTATGTTTAAAGCACCAACAAAAGTACCAATTCCACCAACTTTTAAGTTAGAACCAATATTTGCTGATAACTCTACACCAAGACCACCCTCAGTTTTTAATGCACCTGTATCTTTGTCTGATGAATTAGTGGTATCAGTAATATTAACTGCACCTTGGAAAGTTGATAAACCTGTTACATATAAAGCACTTAAAGTAGTCTGTGTTAATGAACTAGACCAAGAAAGAGTACCTTGAGCGTTTGTTACTAGAGTTCCACCATCTACTGGTGTTTCTGGAAAAACATATGTAGTAACACCTGATAAAGTATTCGGTGCTCTTAATGCAATTCTATTAATTCCGTCTCTATCTACTAAATTTAATCTTAACGAATCTATACCGTCTTCTCTAGTCCAATATCTTGACGCTCCTAAGAATTTATTTCCATTTGAGGTTCCATCCAAACCCACATAGAAATCGTATTTGTCAGTAGAAAAACCTGGTTCACCCGCATTTAACGCAGGTAAACCTGCATACGTACCTCGTTTAAACTGAATAACAGCGGCTGCCATTTAATTATGCCCTCGCGTAATAATAGTCTTTATTTCACTTTATGCATTTAATCTAAAATGTATTTATAAGATAATTTACCAAACACCACCATCCATATCAATATTAGCACTTCTGCTAGTATCTGTATCTAATGCATCTAAGAACGCATCTGGTAATCCACTGCTTCCAATTACTGTTCCAATAGTTGAAGCTGCTGATGTTAAAACAACATCTGGATCTACAAATTCATATTTTTGAGTGTTAGCATTATATGTTAGAACGAATCTATGTGCTTGAGTAGTGGTATCTACATCAGACACATCTGATAATTTACTCCCTGAACCAGCCAATGAATTTGATGCAATAACCTTGATAGCATTAGTTGCTCCAACTCTTGCTCTGATACTTGACATTTAAATTACTCCTTCTCTAACTATGGAGAGTAACCATAAGTTACTCCTTCTCTTACTAATGCACTTCCCTCAATAACTCTTGTTCTTTCATAAGGAGATGAGGTTTTTGCTATAACAACGTCATAAACTTGTCTTCCTGCTTTTAATGCTCTTGTTTGAGTATCAGTTAGTGCAAGAGATATAAGTCCGTTAGTAGCATTTTCAATGGTCGCAGTAAATGAAGTTGAATAATAATCAGTAGCTGCAGGATGTTTTTTAATCTTAGCGGCTATTGAATATCCTGTTAAGTCAAAAGCGGAATCTCCCTGTGTATTAGCAAGGTTAAATGTCTGATAAAAATCAGATCCTTGATTGATCACGAGATTAGCAACATATACTGCCATTGAATATACTTAAATATAATTTCTAGTTGTAATTATTTAGTTTTTAGTCAATTCACTTAGTAGTTTCTTTATTTCACTTAATTCATTCTTTACTTCTTCAAGTTCTTTTTTATCGTTAATTCTTCTTTTCTTTTCAGAAAGATACTGAGAATAACCCTGTGTATCTTTATTTACTATTGCACCAGAATTTGCATCTCTGTATAAATTCTTTTCACCTTCAACTCTAATTAAATCAGACATTATGCTAACGCGATTGCACGGAGGTCTTTAAATCTAGGTGCTCTTGCTTCATTAGAACCATTCATAACGATCTTAATTTGATATCCTGTAAACTGTTCAAGATTATCAATACTAAATTGATATTCATTAAACTCATTCAAATTACTTGGTGCAACAAGTGCATCTGATCTTCCACTGTTTTTAGAGATATCTATTACTGTATCTCCGAATCCATCTAAATCAGTATCATTCATATTTTCAAAACCAGGAAATAGTATGTAACTTTGTTCTACTTCGCTAGAGTCTGCTTTGAATAATCTGTATAGAACTCTAAAGTCTGCAGACGCATCTCTATATGCTGCTACGAATACTTTAAGAGAAGTTGCAGGTTGCTCAAGACTTACTCTGTTAGAAATATAAACTGCTGCATGTGGATCTCCACTAAGTTGATTTGATCTAGAATCATTTACATAATCTGTAATTGGTTGATTCAAACGATTTCTTCCAAAGATTGCAAATGCTGTTTGTGTATCAATCGCAGGAGATAGATTAGGATCATCTGGATCTCTAGACATAGAGACTCCAACAGTTAGAGAACGATTCTTAGGTAGTGCAGTTAATCTGGTAGTTTCATTTACCTGTGAACAAACTATCCTTGTAGTAGCAAGATCATTCGCAGTGTTTATTTGAACTGCTTCAAAACCTTGATCTATGAATGATGGTTCTGAACCACCTGCACTTGTTCCACTAACAGTTCTAATAGTTCCAGTAACACTAGATGATCTACCAGGTGTAATAATATCAAATTGAGGTTGAATTCTATTGAATTGAATGTTTCTTGATACTTTAATATCTTTTCCTCCCACTTGAGATTCATCTCTAAAGTTAAGAGTTCTTTCTCCACTTGATCTACCACCTCTATCAAACTCTACATGATAAGTATCAATGTCTCTGAAGTTAGATAAACCACTTGCCATATTATGCTGAGTGTTTATTCGAGTTAAGGAAACATCTCCAACTTCATATTTGTAAACAGGATCATTTATAAAGTGTTTTTGTATTGCAGTTCCATCTACACCACGAGTTGCAATTCCAAGTTGTCCACTTCCGATACTATTATAGAAAATAATTTCATTATTAACTTTTAGATATCCTGAAGCAGTTGTTATACCTTCAAAGGTTGAATATGAAGTTGTATCAGCAAGAGATATTTGAGTGTCAGTTATTTCAAGATCAACTGAAAGAGTTGTTGGTGAAGTATCTGGTGCTACTCCCTTAATATCAACTATATTATTATCAGCACTCATGCCATGATTATAATGATTTACTTCTACAACATTACCACTAAACAATCCACCAACAGCAGTAGAACTAGTAACTTGAGTACTTGCTAATGATACACCAGGTGTGTCATTTACATATATTTGTAAGTTACCACCAACAGTAAAGTTATCTCCTTGAACATTGGTTAGATAAAGAGTATCAACGTCCATTACATCTCTAATAGACATTTGTACTCCAGAACCTTTGTTTCCTACATCACCAGTTACGATTCCTACAGAGTCTCCGACTGCCCATCCATTTCCAGTTTGAATACCTAATGTATTCAATACAATTCCATTTAGAGTTCCATCTGCGTTAAAGACAACTGTTTTTGCTCTAAGATTTCTTCCTCTACCTGTTATTGGATATAAACCAACATCTGTATATGTTCCTGAAGAATAACCAGTTCCAACGTTTGCAGTTGTAATACCTGTAAATGAAACACCTCCACCTACATTTTCAATAAAACCATTTGCAAGAGATGCACTTTGTTTAACTCTTGCACCTTGTACTAATTGATTTACAACAGCAGGTAGTATTGAACTAGTGATACCTACATCAATCTTTCTAGGATAAATTTTAACTGCATCTGGTTGTAATCTAGGTACATTTTCATTTACAGTTTCTAATGATGGATTATAGAAGAATGCTGTTCCTGAATTTGGTACAAAGTTCGCTTTATAAAGTTTGAACTTCATATCTTCAAATTGGCTAGCAGTCCATATAGTTCCATTTTGAGACTTGAATAAACTACCACCGATATACTGTCTAGTTACCATAACTGCTTCGGCATCAGGTAGATTCTGTCCGTTTACAGTTCTTTCTCCCATCTGAGCAATCCAGACTTCATAATTATTTGTTGTAGGTGCAAGAACAACGATTGCATATTCTCTTCCCTGCTGTAAATAAACAGGAGATGGGAATTTAACATTTGTTGCAACGGAAGCATCAGTAGAAGTTGTTATATCAGTTGGATATAAAACTGCTCTAGCATATTCATGAACTAACCTGTCTGTTGGAGTTCCAAGTTCAACTTCTCTAATTTCAACAAACACTTTTTCATTTTCGTCCTTACTTGAGAAGAATAAGTCTACAGATGTTAAAAATGCTCCTGATTCATCCACTGTAAATGATTGTGCTAGTGGATCTTTTCCACCTCTCCTTCTTCTTCTACGACGTTGACGAACTGTTTGGATAACAGTATCTTGTCTAAAGGTTTCAACTATTCCACTTGCAGAGTATCTTCCTTCTCCATGACTTATCAATATACTACCAGGTAACTGTTCAGCATCAGAAATGCTTGTAGTTACTCTAAATGTTCTATCTCCTGCTTTAATTCTAACTGTTGGAGGTGGAGTTGTATTTGGATCTCTAATGAAGAATGTTCCTACTAAGTCTCCAAATGTATCAGTAACTAACCTTACATCGCTAACAGTTGCTGTAGCACCACTGTCTGCCCCTACAAGAGTCATTCCAGATGTTATATACCCAAAGTAAGATCCTTGTGCATTTGCAGCAAGAGAGCGTGTATCAACGTTAACTGTAGTTCCTGATGCTGAGTATTGAGTACTTAATATTTCAGAAGTATTATATGGGTTTGCATTATATGTTACATTTGGATCGTTATAAGGACCTTCTTTATGATCAGGTCTTGCAGTTCTAAATGTTATTAGTTTTTCAGATCCAACAAATCCCTCTACAGTTTCTCCAACAGCAAATGTGCCAGATACCATTGAAACTTCAATAAGTTTAGGTACAACATCGATACCTGATATTCCGTCCATAAACGGATAGAATCTTGAAACAGGTCTTAAACCTCCAGCTTGGAACTGAACGTTCCTTGAACGCATGAAAGTATCAGGTAAACTGCTAACAAAAATATCCTCTAAGAATGTTCTTGCTGTGTTTCCAGTTTGTCTTCTTTCTCCACCAGGTACAATAACAGTTCTTGTCCAATTATCTGTTGCAGGAGTTAAGACAACTCTTCCAACAAACTCAACCATGTTGAATGGGTTAACATTTTCAGATCTAGATGCTAGTGGTTGCTCTAACCAGTTAGTTTCATCATATCTTAATGTAATTAAGTCTCCAGTTTTTTGTACATTAGAATCAAGTAAAGTTAAATCTTCGCTAAGATCTGCAGTTGAAGTATTAACATTAGATGCAAATGCAGGTTCTAATTCTAAAGAGTATACATCAATTGGAGTATTTAATTCTTTTCTTCCACCATCTACATCTGCTTTTGCATCAAAGTTTCTAATTTCCATTCTTTGATTATCAGCAAAATCATCAACAAAGAATCCAGATTTAAATCTGTTTAAACCTTGAGCATCTTGAACTTGTAAAGTAGATGTATTTAATTCTAGTAAACTTAATGATGTAACTGTTTCTAGAGTCTTAACTCTATCTTCGATTTTACCAATATCTTTCATGGTAAATCGTTTGTTATCAATTACATTTACTTGAGCATCATCAGGATGGAAAAGATATGGTGGGAATTGAATAACCGCAAGTGTCATCGCATCATTAATGCTTGATGGTTCTTTTGGATTTTCAGCAGATGTTCCTTTTACAACAGAAATATTTCCTTCAACATCTAAAATGATTTTATCAATTCTTCCTAAGTAATATTCAACACCTAATACTGAACTTTCATTTGGTGCAGAAACTAATGTTGTATTTACACTAGATGTTCCAAATGTACGACTTGCAAAATCGAAAGGAGATGCAGAAGGAGCTGCGGTGCTAAAATCAGCAACTCTTGGTCTGAAATCAAGTATGTCTGTTAATCTAGTTCCATCTACTAATGTTGGTATGTCTTTACTATATCTTTCTTCGGGATAAGAATTAACAGTATAGAAGTCTCCATTGTCATTAGCAGGAACTACGTACCTATCACAAATTACTAATAATTTTCTGGAAGGTGAAAGTGCTTGATTATTTCTTATAAGTTTTGAATAATCGTAATATTGTTCTTTCTGTCCACTATCAAGAGTAAATCTATCAGTAATATCAAGGTAACTACCTTGTGTCATAGATTGTACTGAAGTTACGATTTGAGATTCTTCAAATGTAACTGTTTCTCCAACTTGGAAATTATTTGCATTTAAAGGAGCATAACCAATTTCAGTTGTAGATTGTTTTTGTACAACTTGTGCTACAGCATTACTCTTACTACCAACTATTTTTTCTCCAACAATAGCATTTACATCCAATCCTAAACCACTAACAAATTGAAGTGTATTTAAAGTTGGTGTTTGTTTGTTTAGAGATTCATATACTTTAATTATTTTAACAACATCTGGTGTGTTTAAAGATACTTCTCTATCCTCCACTCTTAAACCATAGTAGAAGGTAGTTGATAATCCAGTTACTGATGTACTAACTCCAGAAATAGATTTGTCTATAACAATTTGATGACTTCTATCATATATTTTTTGCTTACTTTGTATACCTAGTCTCTTAATTGTATTGGTAATTGTTACATCACTTTGACTTGGTCTAAGACCAGAGAAAGTAATTGTAGTTCCATTTGATCCAAAACTAATTTGAGATGAATTTAGTGGTTCAAATGTACCATCAGTATAAGCAATACTGTAAGATTTATTTTCAAATGGTTCAAAAAATGCACTTGAAAAACCTATATTACCAGTATTCAAACTTAATACACCAGTTCCACTTGTACTTTTACCTGTTTCCTGATGCACTATTGTAAGAGTAGAGTCACTTAGATCTACAGATGCAACGTTTGGAGAAGATAGTTTAGAGTATAAGAAAGCATCTTTTTCATTTCTAATACTTGGTTCTCCTAATGAAAATGTAGTTGTAACTGTATCAATACCAACAACTCCACCATCATTAACTCCAGTTACTGTAGATACACCAGTTAAAGTTAAGAATTGAAGATCGCTTGATACTCCTACTACTCTAGCAAAAGTTTCTGATGTAAATCCATCTCTTTGATAACGAACTATAGAGTTAGTTGATATTCCACTAAATGTTTTTCCTGCACAAGATGCAATTCCTGTTGGTGAAATTGTAATTTTATCAGTAACTGAGAAATTTCTTGGTGTAATACTTTCAAGAACAGTATCTGCTGAGAAATCAGTAGTTATACCACCTACAGTTGAAAAAGTTTGATATATTGATTTAACATCTTTTACATTTTTTGCATCAATAGCAGCAATTGTACGTCTATGCTCTGAACTATCGTTAAGAGTAATTTGCTCTCCAACAATAAATTGTCCAGAAGTTTGAGTTAATTGTATTTGTAAGTTTCCTGCACCTGGAGAAGAAACAACAAAACCTGTAGCACCACTACTTAAACCTTTTACATAAGTTGAAGCAGGACAATATCCAACTGCAACTTCAGTGTTTAATGTTAGCGTTGTATATGTTTGAACGTCAAATAAGTAGAGATCAAATATAGAACTATCATTAGTATATGAAATATCTGATAATGAAAAATTATAAACTCTTGCTTGTCCTATAGTAAATCCATCCGCACCTGTTCCACCTTCTTTTCTACGACTTTGTAAGGTTACTACATTATTAGTATTGTTGATTCCAACAAAAGGTACTCCTTGAACATTATTAACTTTCAATAAATTACCCATTTTGAATGGGACAGATGCTCCTTGAAGATTAGTTGTATCTCTAGGTTTATCTACATCTAAAATCGTAGTTCCTGCAAAATCAACATCATAACCTCTAACATATGCTGTTCCTGACGAAACTCTAACACAAGCTAAATCTTCTCTAGGTTCATTGAGTTGTTCTGTCTTTTGCTGTTCAGTGAATATTCCATTATTTGCTATCTTATCATTTAAGCATTCTTCAACATCGATTGTAAAATCATTTACTGTGTAATCTCCAGACTCATCAAAAGTTCTCTTCGCAAAGTAATCTCTAATTACAGAATATGTCGATTTATCCTGTAATTTCTTTATTTCTCCATTAACTATTCTTATTAATTCTACGAAATTCTTATCATCAAAATCAGTTATTGCTTTTTTGCCTAATTTTGCAGTTAATTTTAATCTATCTGCACCTGGAGCAGCAAAGTTAGAAAATCCTCTAGCATTATCATATAAACTTGCTTCGTCTCCTGCAGAAACTAATTCTTCATTTACAACTAATCCAACTCTATATGATGAATCATTCTTATATGGATCTAATACAATTGTATCAGTTTGAACACTAGCAAATACCCCACGAATAAAATATATTCCATTAGAAACATGTACTGCTGATGAAGTTGCTGTAGCGTTTAGATCAAGAACAGAAGCAAAACTATCTCCTGCACTTATTGTAGTATTTCCATAAGTTACTGCATCCTCTGCAATTAAAGTTTCTCCATCAGAAAATGGTCTGAATTGAAAATCTCTATTAGAATTTAAATATTTTACATAAATTGTTGGAAATTCGATGCCATCAGTTGGTGGAAATACAACTTTCTGAATAGTTGCAGTTACACCAGAAGTTCCACCAGATATTTTTTTACCAATAAAGTTATTTAAATATATGTTCAAATCTAATCCAAAATGTGTTGGATTAATTTTTACTGCCTCAAAGAATCTATCATATGTAACTCCACCAGGAATTACCATAGATCCTTCTTTGAAAATATGGCTACCAAATGATTCAATCTGACTTTGCAGTATTGATTGTAAAGTCGTTAATTCTCTTGCTTGGATTGGGGATCCTGGTTTAAAGAGAACTCGATAAAAGTTATTCGCCTTATCGAAATCATCATAATATGGATTTATATTTAAATTGGTCTTTTGTGGCATCTTCTTAGAACTCTAGAATAATCTTAATGTCTTCTTTTTGCCTTGCATCTCTAGTAACTACTGGTCTATTATCCAAGTAAATTACATCACCCGACGTTTTATTTATCTCAGGTTCGGCAAGTCCCTTCGTAAATTGCATTCCAAGGTTGATATTCTTATTACCAGATGGGTTTGTGGTAATTCCAGTGTATCCATTATCAATTTTTCCAGAGAATCCATCGCTTGTAAAAACAGTTGGACCATCAGGATCAAAGGAATATCTCCTACCTTCGCTACTTACACCAACATAATCTTGTTGATCAAATGTTGTTGGATGGAAGTTTTGAGATCTGTCTTGGAAAAACTTAACAACTTTTGTAGTTTCATCATATGATGCAACATACCCTTCAGCAGTAACATTATTACCATCAACTGTTACACTTTGAGTTATTTTTTTACCAATAGTTAGGAAATTTTCTCCCGTAATAGTTCCGTCATCTAATAATTTAATAGCATTTGTTCCAGAAAACTGATTTTCATTGAAAACGTTAGGGGAATTTGCTCTTAAAGGATTCTTAACTACAGAAATTTGTGCAAATGCGGTATCTGTTGGAAAATCTTTATCAGAATCATCAAATCTTGCATATAATAAAACTCTATCAGTACCTAATTCTTTATAGAGATCATGTCCATGTCCTTTTGATGGTGGAATAATAGGAATTAACTTAGCAGGGTTAGGTATACTACCTACTGGTTGTAATGTTCCTAAATCAACCATTGCATAACTATAACCTTTACCACCAGATGAAATAATAGCATCTGTTATCCTACCAAGACTATCTACGGTTACAACTGCTTTTGCACCTGTACCATCGCCAACAATAGGAACTTCTCCTCCTGCATAACCCGCACCAGGATCTTCAATAAAGATATGTTTTATTTGGTTTTCATTCAAATCTGAATTACCATTCTCTCTTACTGCTTGAATTTGAGAGTCAGTTGAAGTTGACCAATCATTAGGAACAGAAATATATTCTGTAGAATCAAATTTAATAATATCGCTTGGTGCAACAGTGAATAAGTACTTCCATACATATCCATCTCCACTTTCTCCTGCTTTAGATGGTTCTAAGTCAGTGAAGAATGGTTCATCTTCTGAACCTTTACCAGTGGAATTGATACCAGAGGAACCATTGTTAATACAAACGTAGACTCTGAAATCGCTATTCATTACATAATATTTTGCATCATAAAGTCTTGTTGAGGAAGTTTCAGGAGACTTATTATCAGCACTATAATCGTGTCTGAATATTTCATAAGTGGTTCCACGTTTCCAGTTAACTCTTCTTATTAACCTTCTAATATTAGAAGTACCGAGTTTTTTACCAAATAGAATAGTATCTTGTGAATGATTAATATAACTAAAATTATCTGTAGGATCAGGTGTTGCACTATCCCAGTTTGTTGCTCTACCAAAACCAACTGCATCAGCTGGATTTGCTAAACCCACGGTAATATAATATGAGTTACTGGTATTACCTACCGACTCAATAAAATTGTTCGCGTTTAATATTCTAAATTGGTCAGTAATTATTGCCGACATTGTTTGACAGTTTTCTTTCTATTTATTACATTAATCTGGGAGAGTTTTTCTGATCGCTCCATTATCTCTCAAACCGTAACCTCTTCTTTGAATTAGAGGGTATGTTGAGAGACCTGCAGTAACAGTTCTACCAGAGATTCCTATTGCAATAGGTTCAGAAGTTCTTACCAAATTGGCAACTCTTCCCCAAGAATAGTATCCGTTAGGATTATATATCGAAGTTCCAAGTGTCTGTATGCCAGTAGTTACTGTATCAGACTTAATATTACATACAATTTCATTTGCAACAGGAATTTGATGAACCCTATAAATGTTATCAACAAATTCTGTTCCTACTCCGATAATATCATTATTATGTGTGTAAATTGAGGTAACTCCACTTCCAACTGTTGTATCAGTAACAACAATATGATAACCAACTTGTAAATCAAGAGTCTGATCGGTAAAGAATTTGATCGCTAAATCAGTTCCAATACCTGCGACTGTTGAAATACCTGTTATGATACCAGTATTACCTTGAACAGTTTGAATGTTTCCTACCACCTCATTTAATGGTCTTGGTTGAGGTATAATGATTTGAGGAGCAACAGGCAAATTAAGTGAGTTTGTGTATCCAAGACCTACATTAGAAACACTTATTGATGAAACCGATCCATTTGTAATGGTAGCAGTTCCTGTTGCTGTTGTACCAATACCCACTCCGATAAACTTAGGAGATGAGAATTTAATATCAACAGTTGCTGTTGTATAACCAAAACCTGTATTAGTTATGGTTGTTGCAGTAACCTTTCCACTTGAATCAACTGTTGCAGTTGCAGCAGCAGAAACAGTATTAATATCATCTAATACAACAGCATCTACGTATGCGGTTACTACACTAGATTCATTTTCTTCATAATTAAAGAATTGTCCATTATCAAGAAGAATATCAGTATCTCCAATATTAACATCTCTGATAATTCTTGAAGTTGGGAATACCATTCCCTCAATAGAATCTCTTGCTTTGGAAACTTTTCTTCCATTAATGAAGAGATCTCTCTTCTGCTTAGTCCAATTAACATTTCTATCATTGAACTCATCAATACCAACATCACTGTAAACATTGGTTTCAATTCTATCTGAAGCTGCTATATCATAAACAATTCTATCTTCAGACTGATTTACAGATGTTGAAACACCTGTTGCCTTTCTAACAGTTAGAGAATCTCCAACTTTTATTGTTTCTGAGATATCAGTTTCTACACTATCGATATTTCTAGTTCCATTATAGAAGAATATAGAAATATTATCTTCTACTTTTGGTGGTTCAAGGAATTGTATAGAAGATCCTCCATCAAATAGATATGCTTTTGAAGGTTCTTGTAAAACTCCGTTAATGAATACTATTAATACAGCATCAATATCAATTAGTAATGAATCTACATCATTAGTATCTTTTTGGAAACTAACCAACTCAGCATTATAGAATAGTGGGAATACTGTTCTAACACCATCTTGAAGATTGCTAATAGGATCAATAAAGTCTAATTGTCCAAATTGCCAAGATGCAAACTTATCAGAGAATGTCTCAACAACTTCCAATTCAAATTGTTTTAGTGGTGCTCTCAGTCCTTTTGCTGTTACTAATCCAACAGGTCTAAATGTGTCTCCAAGTTGGAATGCATATCCTGCACCTTTAATTGAGAAATCAGAAACTTCAAAGAACTTAGCAGGAGCAAATGATTTCTTAGATGTTACTGTACCAAAACCGATAGCACTAGTAACAATACCAACGAATGAATTAATTGCTGATCTTACGTTAGCACAACCATTAGGATCTGTGTTATATCCAACAGCAGGATCTGCTGTAATTGTTAGATCAAATACCTGATCTCTTGTTGTGTAATCAGACTTACCAATCGCTACGTTATTAATAACCTTACCTGCTAAATCGCGAGCAGCATGGAATACAAATATTGATTCTTCCTCTTCTCCTGCAACATGTGCACCTGTAATATACAGATTAGCAGCATTCCATGTTTCATCATTACCACCAAACCTTAAGTTAAATGCAACTGCTTCAAGAACATCAATAACATCGTCCTTACAATTTTGACTTCCGCCAGGAACACTGAATGTTGGATATACATCTAACATTTCTCCAACAGAAACGTCAGCAATAAATTCTTTATTTGCTTCGATTAAATCAGCAGCGTCTGCAAACCTATTTGCAAATATTGGAGCAGAATTAGGACCTAATTTAAGATTGATTAATTCGTTTATACCAGTTTCGCTAGTTTGTCCTATTCCTCTTCTAGAAATTCCAATGATATCTAAGTCAGTATATGTTGGTTCATCAACTAATACATCAGGATTAACATATCCAGTACCACCATCTACGATAGTAAATTTAAGTTGTCCACCTGTTCCGTTTACAGATGTTCCTGCATTTACTGTAATTGTATCTGTTGTTGTCGCACCTATACCTAAAACTGCTTCGTATATTGGATCAGTTGCTCTTGGGTAAGAATGGAATGTTGCATGATTATCTTGTGCACAAGTAAAGGTTAAACTTCTTGTATGAATACCAATTGAACCATTCGGACCATCAGTTCTAATATTAGCAGGTTGTACACTTACAAATGTATGTGCAGATGTATCAGTATCAAAGTTTGCATTAACAGTAAATGTATCTGCATCAACTTTAGTAATTGCTAACCATCTTGTAGCTGCTATATCAAGTTCTGTGGGTAAATCTAAAGCATTTAAATTATTATCAGATGCACGAGTAAATCTAAATGATTCAGTATTAAATCTAACTCTTTCTCCAGTAACCATTCCATGATTAGTGGTTGTATTAACTGTTAGAACACCTGTAGAGGCATTGTAAGAGGCACTACTGGTTGTTAATATTCCTGCAGCTGTAAATCCATGTCCTGCTCCAAGATTTAATACAAGGGCACCTGTTGATGGTTCATAAGATGCTGTAGATATTGATACACTAGAATTTAAACTTGCACCAACATTAAGAGTAAATGCAGTTGTTGAAGTTACAGTAACTGCAGTTGTTACTCCTGCAATTGGATCATGAGGACGAGGATAAGCATGAACAGTGGCAAAATGATCTCTTGCACACTTAAAGTTAATACTACCTTCATCAAGAGTAATAGTATCATTAGTGCTCATTCCATGTGCACCTGCGAATGATAATGTTAGTAATCCAGATATTGGATCATATGAAGCACCATTAGGTGTTTTCTGATTACCTACTTCTGAACCACTTTGAACGTTTACAGCACCTGTAGATGCAGAATCAAAGGTATGTAAGTATTGTCCACCATAATGAATGTTATTTGGAGTGCTATACCAGAACTTATGTTCGTTAGTAAGAACCTCTGCAGTTATATTTGCTGTATCTCCTGTGTGTCCAGGTTCAAATACACTGATTCCGATTGCAACTCTTCCATTATAACCTGATCCAAACGCTCTAGAAGTAGAATTATAGTATGGATATAATGTTCCAAATCCAACGTAAGTTTGATCTACTGTACTAATTCCTAATTTTACTTTAACTCTAGTTGTATCAACTATCTGAGTAATTGGGAATATATTTCCTTGAGATGAATTACCATAAGTTATAATACCCACTGCACTGGTAAATTTCATACCGTCTAGGTAAACATCTTCATTCTGAGCATTAAGATTATGAGCACTTGATGTAGTTACATCTAATATTCCAGTTTGATAATCAAATGAAGCAGTGCTTATGTTATATCCAGGTGTAGTGAAGGTTGGAATACCAATTATTCCTGAAATAGAACCACCTGCACCAATAACAGGTAGTATATCAGCACCTAATAGAGGAGCAAAACCTAAACCAGTTGTAGAACCTAGAGAAATAATCAATCCACCTTTAGGGAAAGCATTTTGGTTTGGATCTTCTAATGAAACTACAGGAGTACCATCAGTTGATGTTATACCAGTAAATACGATATCAGATTGTGTCCCATCATCCTTATAGAAGAAATTATTTCCTGCATTATTATCTGTTGTTGGAGTTTGGAATATTCCATTTAATAGAACTAAACCACTTCCAGTTTCTATACCTGTTGTATTAACTCCTGAATTTCTAACTGTAAATGTTTGAGCAATACCTGTAAATTCATTAGAAATATCATCATATATTAAATTACTTGTATAATCTTTTCTTAGGAATACTCTTCCATTAAATTCAGAGAATCCTTTAGGTAGATTACTTTCATTAACAGTTAACAAACCACTTCCTTTTGGTGGATCAGTAAAGAATATATTTTGTCCAGAGAAGTTATATGAACCTCTGTAAATTCTTATTGATGATCCATCAGTATGAAGTGTAGCTGCAGTACCAACATATCCTCTTACAACTTCAACAAGTTTTACTGATCCATCGCTTATCGGTCCTACTGATGTTGTTCCTAAACCAACACCACCAACTTTCATAAATTCTTCATCAATTTTTAGTATATCTCCATTTGATATTGAAGAAATACCACTCATTGAGAACACTGTTGTTGCAGTTCCTATTTGCCCACCATTTGCTTCTAAATCATAAACAATCGGTGTATAAGCAATTGGAGATTGAATTACATCATCAACAGCAATTACTGCTTTCTCCAACTTCTTAACCATTTCAAATGAATGCTTATTACCAGTTCCTTCGTCTGTAAAGGTTACTGCAATTCCTGCAGATGCATATTCAGGTCTTGTAGCGATTTGGAATTTTTCATTTGTGTTTCTAATCGCATAAACTACGTATGGTAATTTAGTAGTTACAACTCCAACAGAATCAGCAGTTTGTCCAATACCAATAGATGTAGATGTAATACCAGCTATTGATGTTCCTGTTCTATAAATTAATTCTTCTCCAGTTTCAAAGAAATGATTGTTTATTGTAAATTCACCAGTTTCTTTATTCAAAACTGTAGTATCGGCAGGATCCCAGAATTTTTGGAATATAGGAGTATCCTTATAATCCATTCTGAATGATGTTTTATTAATTCTAGAACTGTTAGTTGCATCAAATAAACCAATTCCAAATTCTTGAGTTTTTATTGCACCATAAGAAATATCTACATAATCATTTTCTTGATCTAATTCTTCATAAAATACTTCGTTAAATGCTTTGATAGTAACAATTCCAGATATCGAAGAATCGGGATAGAATTTAACTGCAACATCTGAACCATCAACGATTGCACCAAATGTTCCTATTCCTGTTGTGCTTCCTACGGATAAGAAAGGATATTGTGTTGAATATGTATTTGTAGTATCAGGACTTAATGTTAATATTTGATGTAAAGCAAATGTTGCACCATAACTTACACTAACTAATGATTTGATGCTGTTTATTAAAGAAGCATTTGCACTGAAGATTGTTGTTTCTCCAACTCCAACTGAAGAATTACCTGAGAAGAAAGCACTTCTTTCATCTCCATCTGGTTGAGAAGAACCTATCTTAAATCTTAATGCATTTCCAATAACATTAATAGGAGCTCCCATATATCCATGTGCTTGGCATGCATAATTAAGTGAATCAGGTGCATCTTCTGCAACTGTTATACTTACGCTACGAGTTGTAGCAGCAATGAATCCAATAACATATTGTGAGTAAGTTTTTACAACTCCATCAAGACGATATACTACACCAGTTTCGTATCTATTAGAACCACCATATGCATCTGGATCTTCGCTGAAGTATATTGCATGAGTATTATTTGAAGTGTCGTTTTGTTCAAAGGTATAAGTTAATCCACGAACAAATTCAAGAACTGGTGCTTGAGTAACAGTATTGTATTGCCCACCAGTAATATAATAACCTTTACCTGATCCTTGTCCAAAGTAGTAATGTTCTGAAGTCTTACTAGCAACAACTACTGAATATGCATAAGATGTAGCACCAAATCCAACAGCATTCGCTCTAACAGTTACTGGAACAGAAAGTGGGTTTGTGTATGATAATCTAAGTTTTCCATCTGTAGTAATACCTGCATCAAAGTTTGAGAAATCATTGCCACTAAATGGAGAACTATCAGAATCAAAATAGTAATCTGATACGTAAGTATCTGTACCATCATGATGAATGTATAATTCTGTATAATTTTGAGTATGGAGATCATTTGCATTTAAATGTAAATGAACATGCATAGCATCAAATACATTTGAACTGTATTCGAGTATTGTATTAGTAGAACCAACTCCTACAATAGCATTTGTTGATTGGTTTTTAATCAAACCAATAGATGTAGATGCTAATCCAACTACGTTTCCGTTAAATGTATCTTTAATAAATTTGATATCATAATCAATATTGAATACGTCTTCAGGAGTGAATCTTAAAGATAAAATATCAAATTGATCAACATTACCTGTTATTTCTGCAAACTCATCTTCTACCCAATTATATTCATTGCCAGAGTATGGACTTAATTCACTTGCAGATGATAAGTAACCCTTTCTTAGAGTAAATGCTGATTCAAATTGAGGATCATGTAATACAATTATTTCATGAATAGCATTTTGTGTATTATCAGTACTTCTAACTTGAACTAAGTATCTTGCAAAGTCTTTTCCAGATTCATCCAAATCTATGAATGAATCATTTACGTTTTCTTTATTTGTAAATTGTTTACTTACATCATCAATTACAAGAACTCTGTTTGTCTTACAAATAACACTATCAACAAAACTCTTAAATCTAAACTCAAGGAATTTAGAGGAATTTCTATTTTCTATAATTTGTGTATCAGCATCTCTTGCTTGAGCAAACCCATAAATTGTATCAACTCTAGAATCTCCTATTAAATCTGTAAATGTTAAAGATTTTACGGTTGTTAATCCAATACCAATTGAAGTATTAGTTGCTAATCCAACATCAACAAAGTTTTTTAAACCAGTAGTATGAACTAAACGATTAATTACATCTATTGAATCTTTAAATTGAATAGGACTCTTAACTGAATATGATAGATTTTGATAGTAATCATTATCAGCTAAAACTTGAATATCGTTATTAAGTTGTCCTGTATTTTTCTTCCAACCTCTATTTGTTCTTACAGAGAAACCAATATCAAATTTAGCATCGCTCTTAATAATTTTTGATATAGTTCCAGTTGAACCAGATTGTACTCCTCTGATAGTATCTCCAGATTTTACTTCAAATTTTCCAGAAGTTTTAATATAATCTGGTAAAACAGTGGTTACATTCAAATCTGTTGGTAAACCTTCAACAAATAATTGTTCTCCTTGAATAAATTTACTCTTGTCTTGAGTAACTTTAAATACAGGATATTCAGATCTCTTAACAATCGTTGCAAATGATCCTTGAGTAGTATCTGCCAAACCAGGATTAGTTGTTAAACCCGCAACACTAAACTTAAGTTTTGCAGGAATTACATTTTCATAAGATATTACATCAAAGAATCTAAATCCATAATCTTCAGAGTTAAATCCACTACCACCTATTCCATTTTTAGTAATTCCCTCTACAAATATTTGTTCTCCAACAGTAAAGATAGAAGTACTAAATCCTAGTAGGGGTGTGGTTAAGAAACATGTAACTATACCACTTAACGATGTTTGTATGGTTGATATACCAACACCATTACTGTTCTTAACAGCAAATAATGATTTACTATTAAAGTTGAGTCCTGATGGTTGCTCAAATATGTTAACAGATGAAACTGAACTAGATTGAACCTCAGTTGTTAATATACCATCATCAATTCTTTCTCCAGTAACCGAATCTACAATAGCAATTTCAGGTGGTGTTGTATAATTATCTCCTCCATCAATTATATCTACATCAGTTATTGTTAAATTAGATCTTAACTCAAGTGTAGGAGCTACATTTGCTTCAGGTCTAAGTGATTTGTCTGTGTTATATTCAAATGCTTGGTCAATAACTCTTATTTCTTTTATCTTACCGACTGTTGAAGATTGAGCAAATAATATTGCATCAGATCCATTTAAAGTTGTTATACTAGAAATACCAGGTAATTGTTTATAATCATTACCTTCAGAAATAATCTGTACTTTAGAAATCGAACCAGAAGCATTCTTAGAGTTAGTAGAATACCTCATTATGCTAGTATTATCTGGAGTATAAACTTCTAACTCAGGATCTTGAAGTAATGATATAACAAATGAAGTATTAGCTACACCAACAACAGAATATGTTCCATCATACCTACTATTATCAAATGTTATCTGATTATAATCAATAACTGTAGAATCTGCAGTTGATATAAATCCACCTCTTTCTACGTTATAGAATAATGGTTGTGTAGGATCAGGTACAACATCAATTAAAGAATCAGTATAAGTTAAAGTAAATGAAGCAGTTGATGTTACACCAACAGTTCCAACACCTGAAGTTGAGAATGTCGTTGTATTTGCAACAGATACAAACTGATTTTCAAATGATTGATCTGTATATAAATTAAACTTAAATCCTTGTAATGTAGGATCAGATAAATCAAATACAACATCATTACCTTTGGTTGGGAATAATCTTGGGTTTATAGCAGAGAACTCTTGTTCTGCTCCACCTGTAGATCCTATAGAAACAGTTTTAGGAGGAGATGCAACAGAATCTTCATATGTAAGAGAAAGTTGGAATCTATTCTTATCAATCTTGTAAACATAAAATAGACCAGGTTCTAATCCAGTTGCTACCTCATCAGTAGCATTATAATAAACTTTTTCTCCCGTTACAAATGGATGATTATTGAGAGTTATAATATTATCTAAAGTATCAATCGAAGTTGAAGTAAATCCGATAGGATCAATAACAAGTTTTTCTATATCAAAATTATACTTAACTCTTACTTGAGTGGAAGTTCCTATTCCAACAGATCTGTTAGGAACAACAGTTAATGAAACCTTATCATCTACATTTAAGGAATGTGCAGTTGATACTGATATTACACAATCATTTTTTTGAACTACACAAATGATTTTATTTTTAGTGGGTTCTAGAGAATATTCATAATTATCAGAACCATTATTAAAGAAGAATAAACCATTTGTAGATGTAGTTAATCCAGATTGAGTTACAATACCAATAAGGTCTGAAGATTTATTAATAACAAAAAGATTTTGATCTGTATCTCCAATATCAAATGTTGCAGAAGATTCTGTATTTGCTACAGATATAGAACTACCTCCTGCATTCTTTCTTAAAATTACTCTTTCTCCAGTACGGAAAGGATGATTAGGTAAGAATATACTTTGATTAGGAATTGAAATATCATAATTCTTATCTCCTATAGGATATTCTATTTTATTATCAATACCTGCAGTAGATCCAACACCAACAGATTCTGTTGGATTAAAGAATACTTTTTCATTCAATGAAGACTCAAAGAAAGGAGATTCAATATCAATCTTAAATGAATTAGGGAAAACAAATCCTCTAGTAGAGGTTGAATGTGATGTACCAGTTACACCTCTTTTTGCTCTAATTATATTTCTCTCAGCAAATATATTCAGTACCGATAAAACTTCTGTTCCAATACCAATTGTAGATCCTATTGATAATGATTGTGGTATGCTAGAAACATAAATGTCTGTCATGATACCAGAAGAACCATTCGCAGGTAATTCTTGATATATGTTGAAGTTTTCTGTAGATATTGCAACTCTTCTTAATCCTGCAATTTGATCTACAAAAGTTGATAATCCACTTATAGAAATTACATCATTAGTATTAAATGTATGGAAAGGATCAACTTTAACAGTTATGCTATTGTTACTCCAAAGTAAAGTACAATCAGTAAATTCTGAAACAGATGATGCAATAGAAGTTATTGTTTTACCTTCTATTTCAGAAATTATTGCACCTGCACCACCACCATTAGTATTAGTATCATCAAAATTAATTACATCATTAACTTTATAATCTACTCCTGCATTTCTAATATCTACACTAGTAATTGATCCTTTAGAAACTGATTCAACTGATGATTCTTGGCTGAAGAAACTTTGAGATTCAATAATGAAATCATTTCTTGATCCATCTACACCTAATTGATGAGGAAATGTATTTCTAACTAATTCTGATGCATTTAAATCAAAAGTTTGATCTTTGCTGTCTAATTGATTTAAAGATCTATATCTTTTTCCTACAAAATATGGGAATTGTGGAGTAAATGATCCATCTGTTTTTATACCTGCGAAGTATGCATAAGTTCCATTTGGATATTCTGGAGTTTTACAAAATCTTGTATTATGAACATCTAAATCTCCAGTTGCATCATATGTGTAATCTTCTATGAAGAATCCATCAGAAAATCCGCTTGGACGATCTACAACAATAGAAGGATCTAATTTATAACCTGTTTCTAATGGTCTTACTCCTGATGTAGGATCAAGAGGATCACTAAATCCGAAAGGACCGTAAATTGGGTGTCCATCATAAGCATATCCAATTATAGGAGAGTGTGTTGTTCCTGTATCATTGAATTCTCCAGATGCTATTTCATTTGAATATGAAATATTTACATACTCTAAACCTTTATCAAGAGTAGGATGGAGATATTCAGATCCATGTCTCTCAGCATCATTTAATGTTAAAGATCTAACACTACTGGATAAAATTGCATTTTTACCTGCTGATGTAACACTAATGCTAGTTTTTGCTTGTGTATAGTTTGTTCCTTGAGATATAACAACTGCTTCAATAAGTTGCCCATCTCTAATAATAGGACGAACAACAGCACCACTACCATCGCCAGTAACCACTGCTTCAGGAACAGAAAAATATTCTGATCCTCTTGATCTAACATCAACTCTAATGAGTTTACCACCAACCACAACAGGATATAATGAAGCACCCTTACCATTTTTAACACTTACACTAGGTGATTTTTCAAAATTTAATGTTGTGCTTCCATAACCAGTTCCAGTTTCATAAAGATAAGCATCAACAATACTACCTCTAACATAAGGTGTCGCTGTGATAACCCCTGTACCCGCTGCACCGAACGAAACATTAATATTTAACTTTATATCTGGATATTTAAATTGGTGGAATCCAGACCCAACAGAGTCCAATTTAATATAAAGTCTACTATCAAAATTATCTCTGATAGTTCCACCTATACCTGCATCAGCAACTCTAAATTGATCTCTACTCTTCTCAAAGATATAATATTGATGAGTAGTAACTAATCCAGATATAACAGTTCCTGTATTTTGATATTCAACTAAATCTCCCTCTTTAAATCCATGATTATTAAAGTTAACAAGATGATCTATAGTTGAAATACCAACTGGTTTAACGTTTAACTCTCTATTTTGATAGTTAGAACCACCTTCTATAACTCTAACTGATTTTAGAGTCTTTTTACCGTTAAAGGTTCTGAATCTATGAATACCAGAATTAGAGGTAGTTGTAAATCCAATTGTGTTAATACCAGCTCTAAAATCATTTTCAGAAAAATATAATCTAATTGTTTGTGCATTTACAAATTCTGCAATGTATCTTGTATTTTCTACTAAGAATCTATTTTGATCTGCATCTGATCCTGCAAATGTTCCTATTCCTAATGCAGCATTACCATTTGTTCGATATACAACCTCTTCTCCATCAGCAAAATTATGATCTCCTAAAAATGTGATAGTTTCTGCAGATTCTCCTATACCACCACCAAATGTTAATAATCTAGCATCAAAACTAGCACTTAAGAATGATTGCTCAACAACTGGTTCTAAAGCAACACCATTACCAGGTCCTCCACCAGTTATACTGAGAGAAATAACTTTGTCTAATTCTTTTGTTTGAGGATCTACTAAAATTTTCTCAACTGATCCACTAAGAACAGGTTGTACAAGTGCTGTTGTTCCTGATCCAGTATTAGAAACCTCAACAACTGGTGGATTTATTACATCATATCCAGTTCCTGAGTTTACTACGTTTACAGATGTTAAAGGACCTGAATAAATTTTATCTTGGGACTTGTAATTCTTAATTTCAACTCCATTTACCATCATACCAACAGTTTCTGTGGTGGTATCTAATCCATCATTTTGTCTAGGTATTAATGGAAACTTTCTAAGAAGTTTTTGTGGTTGTATTTGTTTATTGTAAACAGATAATAGAGAAAATGTATGTTTACCTCCAATTCCAACACTTAAAGGTTCAAACTCTAAATTTAAATCTCCTTGAATAAAGGAATTAGATGAATATAATTTAATTTGTTGTTTATTTGGTAATACTCTAACGTAATATGTTTTTCCAGTATCTAATCCTGTAATCGCTGTACTTTCTGGTTCATAAACAACTTCATCTCCAGTTAAAAATGGAACTTCTGTTGGAAAATTAATAATAGAATATGCTAATTCTCCTGTATCGGTTAATAATGCATTGCTTTCAGTGGTACCTGCACCAATAAATGTTATGGCAGTACCAACCACTATAGATGGTGTTGATGGTACGGTATCTTGTCTAAATGTGTAAGATGGAAGAGAGTTAGATGCCACATACATGAACTCTTCACCATAAAAACCAAAATCAAGATCTTCGCTATAAGTGTTCTGTACGTCTGCAAAAAGGTCTGAATATTGTAGTGGTACAATTTTACTTGTAACCTTCTTTGGAACCCTTCTAATCGAATGTGGGATACTTGTATCGGTAGTAAATCCTGTATATTGTAATGTTACTTGTTTATCTACAAAATCAATAGCGGTAACTTTAGCGTTTGTTAATTGCACTTCTTTAGTGCTATCGTTTATAATATCAACACGATCATTTAATCTTAAACTTGCTTTATCAATTGAAGATTTTAAAGTAAACTGTTTTGCACTTGTATTAATACCAGAGCACTCAAAACTTGAACTAGTATTATAGATGAAAGAGTTAGCAAATCTTTCTTTATCTGTTCTTTCTGCAGCAGATGAAGGATTATCAATTATATCTCCTAATTCTTTTACCGTTATTTTTTCATTAACTAATGAAAGACCCGCATCTTTTGCAAGATTTATATCTGATATAATTGATGCTACTCTTAATTCAACTGGTTTTGTAAGATCTCCATTTTCATAACCAATTATAGTATCATCTGATCTAATATCATCAGTTGCAGTAATATTAGCACTTATTCCAGAACAATTTAAAAACTGATTTAATGTTTTATCAGTATATGTTATGGTATTAATACCACTAAGAATAGTTCCAGTTGGAGTAAACCCAACAGTGGAATCAACTGTAATTACTGAAGATCCAGCTGAAACATTAGTTATAGATTTTGTATTTGGAGTTACTGCAAAATCTCCTTCAATTAGATCTTTATTACTATATCCGATAAAGAGTGCTAACTTATAATATGTCTTATTATTTCTAGTTAATATTTCAATTTCAGAAACTGCTGCTTTTGTTCTAAAATTGTTTTTTCTATAAATTGTCTGTCCTACTAAATTATTAACATTTCCTGATATTGTTTCAACTAAAACTACTTCTCTTCTGATATACTCTGCATCAGATGGTTTTAACAAATATGTTTCTAAATCAATAACAGATGGTGTTACACCAAATAAAACTTTATATAATATTCTGAAAGATTCCTCTGTACCTTTTGCTTGGTAGAAAGATCTTGCTTCTTTGATAAAATTACCTGCATTTACTTCAGGTACAAAATTTACATCTTCTAAACCAGGTGTATATGAATACTTTATCTTTTTGTAAAATTCTTTTAGGAATAAAGAACTTAAGTTTTGTACAGGAGATTCATTATCATGATTTGCACTAACTGAAGTGTTAAATACAAGTTCTTCTGAATCAAGTACATCTCGGTATGATGTTATTCCACTAAAACCACGTACACAACCTGTAAAAGTGTTTGTAGTTAATCCAGTGTATGTAATTATTTCATCATCAATCTTAAGAAGACCATATTCATTAGGAAATCCTCTTGTACTAACGACTGAAATTGTATCATCAGTAGAAGAAGAAGCTGCAGTAAGAGAAGTAACACCTACAATAACTTGCGGTGTTAACTGATCAAGACTTAAATACTGATCAAGATTATCAACTAGGTCAATAGGACCTCCTTGATACTCCTGTGAACGGTAGTATTGCTGAAATAAGTCTACTGTCTTGGGACTTTGATCTAAAATATATTCGGGTAATTGTCCCTCTATCAGTTGGTGAACCTTTACTCTCGATTCGATACCAGTTTGTATCATATTTTATCCTCTTTTTAGCTCTCCATTGCTATAACTAGATGTTACCTTAAATCCAACTCCTGAAATCTTCTCACCTGAAGATATAGTGTCTTTAACCATATTTATCGTACTTTTTGAAACATCAAACTCAAGATATAGATCCTTTAATCCAACTACATCATTGGATTCTGGGAATGCTTGAACTTCAATTATATCATCTGCTAAAACAGTACTAGTTATCAAAGTTGTGGTTAGAATAACTTCTCCCTTTATGTAATCTACAATACCTGCAGATTTAATAACAACTCTATTCTCTCCAGTTTCCTCAATAGGTTTAACTATTGAAAGAACACCAGTTCTTCCATCTGCATTAGGAATATCTGTTAGATAAACAATGTCTGGTTCATTAATAATAGTAAATCCAGTGCTTTTTATGTTAAATCCACCTGAGTTAACATGAAATCTGTTTCCAAAACACAATTCATACTGTGCTTCTTGATTTATAAGTGCTCTTAGATTTCTTCTAATCTTAACTCTCGTAATATTAGAGGTAATTGCACGATCTACATCATCAATTACGTTCAAGACCTTACTATATTTAAATCTTCCTCCAAATTTACTCAAATCTACTGAATCTGAATAGGATTGAAGTGAATTTGCAACGTTTGTCTTCAAATTATCGACGTTTGTAACCTGAGATGAGTTGAAATAAACTGAAGATTCGACTTCAACATAAAGAATTTTAATATCAACAAGTTTTTGGTTAATTCCTGTTAATGCAAAACTCTTTAATTTACTTAAAATGAAGTCTTTATCAAAATCAGAGACAAAATCTCCATTTTTTGGTTTAATACTGATTCTAACAGTACCAAATTCGGGTGGTTCTAACTCTTCACCCCCAACAACTGATATAGATTCAGTGTTTGGGTAGATATTTTGTATAATTGCCTCATAATCTCTTGCTGTAACTGCTCTAAATTGTGCAGCATACAGTCTTGGAGCAAAATATTTAACTGATTCTATGGGTTCTATATCAGTTCCACTGGTACTTTTGGTAATTGTGGTTAGATTTACTGATTGAACAGTAACAGGGTTGTTCAAACTGTTTATAAAGGTACCTGCAAATGAGAAATTAGCAGCTCCATTACCCAATCCTCCATCTGTAACAATGTAGGTTACTGTAACTTCTGCACCATTTTCTAATTTTTTACCAAAAATACCATCTCCAAAGAGTAGTTCATATTTTTCATCTTGCACCTCTTGTATCAAATATATCTCCGAATCAGAGTCAACACCAATAATATTATCTACAAGGGAATATTCTCTTCCTGTTCCCGATTCTCCTGTACCTTTTACTTTAACAACGATAGTTTGTATGTCTATAAATGGGTTATCAAGTAGAAAACGTTGATCTAAACTACCATCAACTGTAAATTTCTTCTTTAAAAGTGCTCCTTGATATATTAAAACTGGATCTTCAAGTGTACCAAAACTTGCTTTACCATCTACAACTGCTGTAGTAATTGGTTCTGGTATTGAAAATATGTAAGAACTATCATCTGTAGCACCTACACATACAGGTCCTCTTGCTTCAAGTGTAAGTGTTGCTAAACTTGCCGAACATTCTACATCTAATCTTATACTTGCTCTTGAACAAGTTCTGGAACGAGGCACATATCCAATTCCTCTTGCCAAAGATACGACATTTTCCCTCAAAGTTGCTGAATCTAAGAAAGATTCATTAACAACCATGTTCGCATTGAAGGAGTTAATGTAAGTATTATATGCTAAAGTGTTTAAAAGAACCGAAAAGTTGGATCCTTCAAAATCAAAATCAGTAAAAGTAGAATTTGCTCTCAAATAATCTTTTAACTGTGTCTTGATTTGATCAAAATCTAAGTTTGTAAATTTAGTAAAAGGCATATTATCTTGTTGCTTCTAATAGGAACGTATAATCTTGTGTTGGTGCAGATTCTCCGATCAAACTGAAGTTTACATTTACCTCAAATTGATTTTCATCTGGATCAGCATCCACTCTAACTGTTAAATCATTGACTCTTGGTTCAAAGTTAAGTATTGCTTCTGTAATTTCACGTTCAATTATTGATGCTGTGGCAAAATCAACAAAGTCAAATAAAGATCTACGAACATTTGATCCGAAGAGACTATCAAAAAATCTTTCTCCACGAATAGTTTGAACGATATTACTTACTGACTTACGAATACACGCAGTATTTCTCAACATAGGTATATCTTTTGTAACGGGATGTGGTTCAAAAGACAGACTTATATCTCTAAATTCACGTGATCTTAGTTGTTGGGAGTCGTAGGCTGGCATTTATACAATACTTCTTCAATATATTTAGCACGTTTTTTACAATAAGTTACAAGGATAATGAATATTTGGTTGTTCCCACCAAAAATGGAGGTCAAATTGGTCGCTATCGTAGTGTAAAGACACTAAATTGCACTTAAAACGACTATGTTGACTCTCACAAAGTGCTACAGCGTAGATTTCAGCACCTGCTGCCCTTGTCATTATGTTACATAACTCCATTAAATTATCTCCCCACACTACACCCGACTGGATTAATACAAATTTATCCCATCTTCTCTGCCACTTCATAAAATTCTGTGTAAATTCAGTTAAATACTCTCTTTTGTCCTCATCTGGGTATGGAACATTAACTGATTCTATATTAAATATCTCTTTTTCCATAGAAAGACTATGAGAGAGGATTTGTGTTGCAATTCCTGAGTAATCAGGAGCAATTGACAGGAAACAAGTGTCTTTTGGATGAATAGGCAACTCTGCCATCTTCATTTTATACACTAATTCCTGTATTAATGCTCTCTCTTTGTCTTCTGATATGAAAAGTAGGTTTTTCATCCCAATTCTGGTTCAATATCAATCTCTACATTACCTGTTATTGCAGTATTTCCGACTCCAACATCGCCAATTTCGGTATTTTTCCTCTCTTTTGCCGTTTTCCAGAAATAATTTTCCTCTGAACCGAGTCCATCGCGATCATGACCGTTCTCAACCTGATAATACACGGTAGAAACCTTAAAATCGGGCACTTTTGGTGTTTCTGGAGTAATACTGTTGTCGTAAATCCTCATTCTGTTGTTCGGATAGAGGCAAAATTGCCCATTATCCAGTTCTAACAGGTTATGAGACTTATGTTCAGCAGGTTGTTCGCTCGTTGAGTAGTCAATTGCATCAACACTCTCATGATAATTGTCTAAAGTGCAAATATAAGTGCCTGTTTGGTTGCCAAAGTCTCTTGTATAGACTTCGTAGTGCATTGAACCGATAAATTGCTTCTGAACTGCAACTACTCCATAGTCCATACAGTTCCAAAACTGTAAATTATGGAGTGTCATATCAGGATCTGGTATTTCTGGAGACGAGAGAAACGCGGAAATTGGTAATTTATCGAACATGGCAGCATATTCGGGTAAATACGTCTCAAAATAAAAGGCACGACCAGGAATACTCTTGGCCGATACCCATACACCCTTTACAAATTCGCCATGTCCACTCTTATGATCAGTTAGATACTCTTTTCTTACCCATACCTCATAAGAAGGAAGATTCGTAATTAATGTAGACATTTAGTGTCCTTGCCCTCTATATCTTTTACGAGCCGAGTTACGCGATGTAGACGTATATTTTGAGTGTTTACCTCTTCCTTGTCGAGATTTTTTCGGTTTTGTTTCAAGTTTATTTGCCATAGTTTATTTTCGTATTGTTTCGAGTGATTCGGGTCGAGGGGTTCCCTCGCTGTAAAATTTCTGAGAAAGATCCATCATGGTATCGAAGTATTCTTCCTCAGTTAAGTTTTGGTAGACGAGTTTCCCGTCTACCTTGATATCAAATAATTCTTGTCTTTTCATGTCCTACACGAATACGAGGATCGCACCAGATTTCAAAACCTGCTTCTTTCGCATCAAGACAGAATGATACATCCTCTCCGCACATATCCTGCACTTCTCCTGATTCAAAGACTTGCATCTTGGGTGCGAACCATGGATAAGGCATTTCTGGATGCTCAAATACTCCATGTTTAATCAGTAACCATCCGAAACCTGTATAATCGACTGTAAAAGGTTTGCGTCTCTTCTGTATTGTTTCAAGAGTTTCATGATTCATAACTCCACCGTTGGATCGGAAGTCATCCTCCTCCAACCAGTGTGCAACTGAAGTCGTTTGACCATCTTCAGTACAATACCAACCACCTACAATTGATCTTTCTTTCTTCGGATCAACAATCAGTTTCTCTCCAACCTTTTGAGATGAAGGTTCTCCATCTGCATTTAATACTGGTTTTCCTTTATCATCAAGTATTTCCTGTATTACGTCTTCTCTTGTTATTGCTTCTTCTGGTATCGACATCAATACTAATTGATAGAACTTCTCAGAGTTAAAAACAATATCGCTATCAATCCATAACTGATAATCATACTTTAACTTTCCATCCCAAGGTATCTGATCAGGACCACGAAGAACGTTTGCTCCTAAACATTTACATCTTGCAAAGTTTACCATTGAACTATAGTCTTGAGAAATCTGAATACTTGCTCCAGACTGCACAAGATCAAAACATAGTTGAACGAATGACTTTAAAAAGATATAACTTACACCTCGACCAGGTAGACAGAATACGACTGTCTTTCCTTTTATTAACTGTCTTGCTAAAGCATAATCCCATTCTTCCTTCTTTGGTTTGGACTTGACGGGAGTCTTTGCTTTAACTGTAAATCCTTTTGCCATAATGTGTTGTAATTACATTCATATCATACACTATTATATAGTGCTTGTCAATTAATATGAATCGTCACCAAGTATATTTTCTTCTTTCTTCTCAGGTAATTTAATATATGATAAGTCTTCTTCTGTATAAGATGTCTGCATCAGACCAACCATTGCTTTGAGTGTAGTCCATGTAACTTGAAAATCTTCTGAGGGCACATTATGAACGATGCACTCATCTTTTGCATAGAAATGATAGACTGTGTTACTCATCCCTTTTTTCTCTTAAAATTATTTCATCCTCATCGGATAACTTTAATTCTAGCACAGTTCCTTCATACCAGTCAAGATCGTTAACCATCCACTCAGGCAGATCGATCATAAAGTTCCCAGTTATGGGATCGACCTCTATGGGCGAAAAATTTTCTGCGGAATTTTTTTGCATATCATGAAAAATCTTATTGGATTTCGTAGAGTATTTGACTTTATGTATAATGTTCGATATTTACCTCTCGATTCGGGTCGTTTATAGCTTAATGGTACCTATCGATTTTATATACGGGGGTTACGGTTACAACCAACCGCCATCCGTAGGTTAGGGAACTGCTGCTCCACTAACCCATAGGTTCTGTTAAGGTTCGTATATGTATCCAGAGATGGGGCATCTTGGATAGGGTTCGCCTGTGTAGTATGGACTCCATCTGTCTGCAAGTTCAGCAGTTGGAAGCGGTGGGGTAATCTCAAAAGGAATCATCTTTCCGCTTATGCTGTAGGTAATCCATCTGCGACCTCTGCTCTTGAGGTCGCTTGCCATTACAAATCTCATACTGCGAACCTCTTCTCTCCGTGGTAGTAGTTGTATTCTCTGCACATGGTTCTGATCTGTAGATCTGTCTCCCATTGGGTGTCCTCTGGGAATAGGTTATCCAGAGTTCTGATTCTGCTGATCTTCTGCCATACAGATGCTTTACTATGCTTAGTGTTGGGGTACTGTCTGAAGAATACACCCCTTGCTTTCTCCATGTCCGCACCATTAAGTAGGTATGCATTTAATAAACACTCTGCTTCAAGGTCTGTATATGGTGTTTTCTTCTGAGATGCTACCTTCTTCGCGTTCTCCAATAGTTGCCTTCCTTGTTTAAATAAAAGTCTCTCTTCTCTCTCAAAGTTATGTAAACCCATATACTTAACCTGATCCTGTAGTTCAACGAATGTGTCTACTGCTAGTTGTTCTGTTTCTGAAAAGTTCATGATGTACGTTTGTTTGTATGTTTTTATTATAAAGGGTAGGGGGTAAAAAACAACCCCCTTGGTGGACAGTTTTTTAACCGACCACCTTTGGGGTTGCGTACTTACTGCAAGGGTGTGGATCTTCGGGACTGCAACCAAATGATCCAATAAAGGTGTCTAACTCGGCAACTTCATCTGGTGTAAGAACATCAAAATCAACTGTTGCAATATGATCTACTCCCCACTCCGCAACTTCAAAAACGAACTCCTCCCAGTCGCAACACACATGGGCAACGTTTTCAAAGTTGTCGTTTGATTTGATTCTGTCTGCGATTGCTTGTGGTCGATTCATTTAATTAACCTTTGTTTGTATATACCTATTATAAAAACAAAATCCCCCGAATGGGGGATTAAGTGGACACTTTCTTTAACTGTCTACTTCCGAACAGTCATAGTCCCATGGGGCGGGTTCGCATATCTTTTCAACCAGTGTGTCAAAGTCCTTTTCTGTGTCGTCATCAATCCAACCTAAATCCACAAAATACATTGCCATTTTCACGAGGACGGATTCTTCGCCCTCGGTCATGTCTAATTTGCGTTCCCATTTTACTTTTGTCATGGTTAGAATCTCCTAAACTAATGAATCAAGTCTTGACTGTGGAACTTCCTTTCCATCTTTTGCACCCCACTTGTTAATGTGTCTTGAAGTTGTTACTGACCAAAATTGTTCTGTTTTTACAAATCCTTCTCCGAAGATGTAAGCAGCAACGGGTGTGCGGTATGAAAACAAAATCCTTGCGTCATTTGTTTCAACTTCGGTCATGTTGGATGCGATTGGTGTAAGTTGCATGGGTGCTCCTTTTGTTTATACATCTATTATAATCATAAAAAACCCCCTTGTCGGGGGTGAGTGTGCACTTTGTCAACTGTCCACTTTAGTACTCTGAGACAATTTTTAACCAGTTCCAAACCTCTGCTTTTGTTAGATGTCCTCTAACGTCTTGCCACTCGTGATCATCATAGTGAAGTTGATCTCCTTTTAAAAGTGCGATTTCATAAAGTCCCTCTTTACCTCCGTAAGAATGGTCATGACACGCAACTGAAAGACCATATCCATTTTCGGTGTAATATCTTACGACCTCATCATTCGGGCGAATATCTCTTCTTGTATAGAAGATGTCTTTTGTAAGTTCTCTTAAATCGTTTGGATCGTACATAGTTTTAAAACTTTGTTTCTATACCTTTATTATAGTCATAAAAAACCCTCTGTGAAGAGGGTGGGTGACACTTTTCTAACTGGCACATCGCCAGCTGATTTTCTTCTCTGAGTTTGCAATATCAAAACAAATCTCACACATTGCATCAACTTGCGGGAAGTTATCCCGCCAGTTGTAATCCTCCTCCATAAAATCACCGTCCCAGTAGTAGTAAAGTGATGAATCGGTTATCCCGCAGTTATCGCAAGTTGTCATTAATCAAACCTATCATCTTCTAAAATTGCCCAGTAACCACCGTATGAGTAAATTTGACCGTCAACTTCAACGTCATAGGGATAGAAACCAAAATGTGTGTAATGGTCGTCAACATACTCCTTGATTTGCTGTTTAACTGTCATTACTTCTTAAGGTTAGAAAGTAGTCTGTCGTTTTCTTTACGTAGTCTATCTGTTTCTGCTCTGTAGTCCATTTCGGTTGCGATTGCCATGCCTACTGTGTAGAGTGCGTATGCTCCACCGAATAAAACGAATAATGAAATTGGTTCCATAATTTTTGTTTTTTGTTTGTATATACTAAGTATAGTGGATTTAAAATAGAATAGTTTAAAAAGTGGACACTATTCAAAGTGTCCACTCTCCGCGAATGCTTCACTTGTTTCTTGTATAGTGAACTCAATACCCATATCAGGATACCAACAAGTGCTCTCTAACTGACAGTTAGTAAGAGTGTCATTCTTTAGAAAGTAAAATGTAATACTTTCGTCCCCATCGTAGTTTGATAGGGTTTCAATTAGTTCCTTTACTTTCATTACCAGTTCCTTTTGTCTGGGTCGTAGTTATCGCTATTCGCGAAGAATTTTTCAGATAACGAATCAAAAGCATCTGAATCAATATGATCTGGTAAACCAATATCATCAAAGAACTGGATCATATCCAATAACACTTGATCCTCATCAGTGTTTAATTCGTAAACAAATTTGCTCATAGTTTTTTTGTTTCGTTATACTTAGTATAAAGGATTTTAAATACGAATAGGAAAAAAGTGGACAGTATTTTAATTGTCCACTCCAGTTGTTAAAAGAGAATCAAGGTAACTAATATCCTCATCCTTGATTTTCAGCCGTTTTCTTTTTATTCTTTCTTCTTCCAACAATGCTTCGTAAATTTCGGGTGTGAGAGGGTTCATACTGCGACCCTCCCAAATTTTTCGGCATAGTAACCGATATTTACATAGTCCCTTTTAAGGGTGCATATCTGGACAATCTCTGCCAGTACTAAGAGATAGTCGGGTGTATAGGCATCAGTATTACCCCATTCATTAACGGGTATCTGATTCTCAATATCAAAAGAACCATTCTCAAAAGCGGGACAACTCATTAGAGTTCCATCTTCATCGATCCAGAATCCCATTCCGAACGCAACTGAGTAATGAATTTCAGGTTTTGGCATTTGCCTCCGTGTGTATGTTCTTATTATAATGGATTACGAATCCAATTCAACGAATAGTGGACACTTATCCAACTGGCACGAAGCGTCCACTATTAAAATTTGCATATGAGAAAATATGTCTGTAAACTAATTTGTACATACCGAACTTATTAGTCATTACGAATCCTTCGCCTATATGCTTATCATAATCTAAGTACGCTTGAACTGGATCGCTGTGAGTCAATCTACTCATAACGTCCGCTTTAGTTTGTTGCACTAACTTCCAGTAATTTATCAATCTGCCATGAATCCCATAGTTTTTAGGATCCACTTCCCTTCCTTCTCTATAATCTTTATTTATTTGTTTCTTCAACTCATTTGCAGTTTTTTGATCCACGAACTGGATTCCTCCTGCCATATGTCGAATAAAATCAATCGACTTTTTCAAGTTACTAATCGGATCATCTTCCCTTTCTCTAACCTTAGTTCCAATAAACAAACAATCGTCCATCTTTTCCCAGTTGTAATAATATGGGAAAGACTTCATAGGGTATGCGACTGCATTTGCAAGATTGCCTTCACATTGAGTGGTGATGTACTGGGTATGGGGTGCAATTATTATTTTCTGCTCCACCACTTCGGGAAATTTATAGGTAAGGGTATTCGGTTTATATTCGTCACTCCCCCCGAATCCTATGAAGTCACCTTGAAAAACCATGTAACCTAGATGGTGTGGTATGTTGTCTAAACACGCATGAAGAATCTTTGCAACTTCTCCATCATGATTTGCGTCAATATCCGTGTGAGAGTAGTTAATTTTGATTTTAACTTTGTTAAAGACGCTTTTAGTACCCACGAAAAATCTGTGAGTTTTTGGGTGATTACCCCATACTACTGCGGGTGCACCATCATATTTTAATGATACATGACCGCCACCAGTAAACCAATCTAGCACGGATAAATCCCCTGTTAGGATTGTGTCTTCTGGGTGTTCTAGGTGTGTGTTTTTCATACCTTTATTATAACGAATAAAAAACCCCCTGTGTAGGGGGTTGTGACACTTTTTAAACTGGTTGGGCGGTAGTTGAGTACGCAAATGTTTGAACTACCATTAAGCATGTTGATCTAGAATTAACTCTCATACACCCATACGGGACTTACAGGACGTAATTTCTCAGCTGAACTGGGACAACCATAGATCCTTGCCCATATTAGAATTGCTCCCTCCTATCATGCATGAATTCTTGTAATTCTTCATATGCATTCTCTTCATCTAATATCATAGGTGCAAGTTTTTCATATAAGTTTTCATCATAATCATCAATCTCATCTCTGATTTCATCTTCCGTGCATCTGTTCAATTCGGCAAGATAAGTTGTACGAATCCAATCTGCCATTTGTTCGGTGTTCATGTCGTTGATATAAATTTCAACGAATTCTTCTCTCAAGTCTTGAATTTGCTCTGCAGAGAATAGTGATTCTTGGATCATGCTTTTGCTCCGATTCTTTTACGTGGGTAAGGACATCTTGGATAATGTTGTTCGGGTGTAGACTTTCCCCAAACGATTTCGTAGATTTGCTGAGATGTTAGTTTCATTAGAACTTCCTCCAGTAGAACGCATTTTCTCCGTTAATCTGTCTGATTAAGGCATCTGCTTTTGCATCTTCTTTTTTGATGATGTCGTCTGCAAATTTGATGAGATCAAGTAAACCTTGAACCTCTTTGTCTTTGTTGTCCATTTAGAACCCCTTTGGTATATACAAATTATAGTTCCCCAAAACTACGAATGGGGAGAAAGTGGACAGTTTTTAAACTGTCCTAGTTTCCTTTGGGATTTCTACGGGTTTCGTGTAAAATCCTGTTATGTTCCAGTCATCGTCATGTGTGATGTCTGTTTCATACGCATACCACTTACCTTTTAACCATACGTAGAGAAATTCAGCACCGCAATCGATTTTTGCCATTTCATCAAGATTCTTTGATAAAACAGGTGCTTCGTTGTCTCCTCCGTAGTAACTTGGTCTGGGATCGACTTCAACGAATTTTTCTTGTTCCTTGTCATACTCTGAATCAGAATAGCAACTGCTCATGTTGCCACCGTCGATGAGTTCTTTAACTTTCTCATCTGTGTTATACTGTTCCTCTAGAGTTACACCCAACCATTCGGGATAACCGTCCCAATGATGATAAACGTTAACAATAGAGTCATCGGATAATACATAACCAATACGTGAACGGGTTGCCATAAGTGTGTTTGTTTTTAGAATGAATTGTAGAGATGCTTCAAGGCGGATCTCCGCTTTCAGGGGTGGGACTAAGATGCATCTGACCAGTTACGTGGTGTCTCCCTCTTCACTATCCCCGCTCTCTACATTCTTAATATAAGGGATATTGAAGAGGATTGCAACCGATAGTGGACAGTTTATTTATTGTCCATATAATCAAGATAGGTTGGATCATTTTTCCGATCTTTTTTGAATTTGCAGTTAGTATACTCTTCGATCTCTTCAACTACATCATCAAAATGATCTTCCCAATAGTTGTACGCATCTTCAAGGAAATCCACATCAGATTGCTTTTCATAATAACGATCTAGGTCGTCCATTACATAAGAAACTAAATCTTTAGTTTCCATATTATCAACTATTCTTTCAACTAAGAATGATTTAAGTTCGCTGATAAGTTCGGGTGAAAATTTGGTTTTGTCCATTACCATTCTGCAACTGGTTGTTTACTTTTTGCTTTTTCTATCTTATCATAGTATTTGTCAACTGAACCCTCTAACTCTTCAAAGATAGCATCAACTTCTGCGGGTAAGTCAGGGTCATTTGATTTATCTCTTGACATATAATCTTCTAAGCAATAAAGAACGATTGATATTTGAGATTCAGTTAGTGTGACTTTATGTTGTGTATTAAGGTTCATAGGAAAAATACGATAAGGATTACAACGATAAGTTTAATCATAGTGCTAACACTAATTGCTGTTGTGGGATTTCTTGTTCTTTGATTTCGACGGTTTCATAATCCAACTCTTCCCAATCGAAGTTGTAATAATCCCAGCCGCATTCCACTTCGTACTTTGCTTCTTCCAAACTTTCTGCCCTAACAGTAAAGTACTCCATCTTAGTGCATTTGCGTGTTACATAAAATTCGTGGATCATTGGCACAACTCCTCGAATCTGCGTTGTGCTTCATCTGCAATTTCTGGTAGATAACCTAGTTCGCTATCTTGGTCGATTGCGTCGAGTTGGTCTTGAGTTAGGTTATGCTTTACCGCATAATCAATCCACGCTTCGTCGTAGAGTTGCTCTAGTAATGTTTCGTTAGTTAAATTGGACATTTGTTTAACTGTGTATGTTTTAATTATAGTCCCCACTCTTAACGAATGGGGATTTAGTGGACAGTAATTAAACTGTCCTATAGATAACCTGCTTCCTCGCAACCTGGTTCATCCCAGAACCAACTCATAGAAAGATCATCAAACTGCTCTTGAATCGCACTATGGATTTCTTCGGGTGGAGCCCATGCAGTATCAAACGTAACTTCAAAACCATAGGGCATTTCGCTATCATCAATTTCGACTTCATAGCAATCCCACTTAGTTCCCCAGTTTTGATTTCGCCAGGAATACCATCTATCATCTTGTGCACCAGTGCTTGGAAATACTAGTCCTCTCATTTTATCTTCGGACTTTACTGGTAGTTCTCCGACTTCGCCCCTTGCACTTGAGAACGAATATTCCTTAAGTTGAGATTCAGCAAGTGGTACTTCCATCCAGTTTGGTTCGGGCACGAATTGCCCAAACACTGATCGATCATCATCTTGATTGTTTGCGATTGAAAATATTTTGTGTAGTTTCAAAATTGATGTTGTATCCTCTGAATAAAAGGATACTCTGTTGTGGCAATGGTTTGGCATTAACTTAACCTCCAGTTGATTTTTAAGTAGTTTGGGTCTGCATATCTGAGAATCTCTTCTGGGGATTCAAGATTTTCAAGAATGAACTCTTCCATGAAATACTGAACGGAGAAGTTTCCTAATTCTTCAGTGCAACGAAGAACCATTCCCATCTGTTCATCATTCAACTTGAGTACATCAATACAATACTTGACGTCTCTTTCAATGTCTGAAATGGTTTTCTTCTTAGACTTTTTCATAAAAATCCTTGTTTGTTTGTATGTTCTTATTATAAAGGGAAAGATGCCCACTGTCTGTACGAAGTGGACACCTTTTCAACTGTCTACCTTAAGTAGAGATATCCTCCTGCCCAGTCTACATTACTCGGTGTAAGTAAGAACCTAATATGTTCTGGTTTTTGGAATGTAAATCTAACGTGCTTTGTATGTGGTGCCTTCCACGATGCGGGTTTATAAACATCGCCTGTATTCTTATCCACGAATGAATGGACCGATGCGTCCCTGTATTCATTTCGATTCTGGAAAGTATCAAATTCGACTTGAACGATCTTGTAATACTTCTTACCTTCGCGGATCTCAAACTTCATTAAGTTTGCAGTCCCGTTCTCAATCGCATCTAACTGTTCTTGAGCATAGTCTGGATAATTTCCTTGTAGATTTCTGTTGAGCGTATCCAAATGATACTGCCTATAGTTTTCTGTAATTGCTTTGCAATAATCTTCTGTGTAGGACTTGATGAAAGTTCTGTTAGTTTCCTTGACTGATTCGCCAATTACTAATTCCATGAAAATTCTCCATATGTTTGTGTTTGTAAGGGTTGCACCGACAGCGAAGTGGTTGTTATCCCTTACAAATTCATTATAGTCGGGCACCTTTTAAAATTCTACCAAGGGTGTGCCACTATTTCAACTGGATCTCGTAATCGATAGACTTAATGCACCAACCAGATGCACATGTTAGTTCTTCGATGAGGTCATCTTCATCATCTGCCTCCCAGACACCTAGATGCCTTTCTGTTACTTCTTTTCGATCTATCTCAGAAGCAATAAAAAATGCATCCAAATCGTTGTTGCAGATATGATCAGTGTTACCACGGATGTCCTCTGCGTAATCATCATCGAAATCAAATTCAATGCTCGATACGTAAAATTTCATGCTGATTCAATTTTTTCAAATACTTTTTGTTGAAGATCGGTTAACTCCATATCCATATCCCGTAGGATATCATAGAGTTTAATAAACTCATACCTCTCATCGTAGGTAAGTTTGACATTAATTAGATTCATTTAGATCTCCTCCACGGTTTCAATCGTCCACTCTGAAACATATTCCATTTCGACTGGAAATGAATTGATGTTAGCATGAGCAAGTTCCCTTGCTTCTTCTTCAGTCTCTGCATCAACCAATACTGTGAAGTAATTGATTTCTGAACACTCGATACGAAATTGATTCATAAGTTTTGTGTTTGTATATACCTAGTATACACACGAAAAACCCCCGTGTGGGGGTCATGTGTGCCAGTTTTTAGACTGGTAACGGTGACGGATCTAATTTAAATATTTCAATCATGAAGTCTCTGACTCTCTCGCGATCTAGAGAATCACCATCTCCCCATACCATCACCTTGTAGTCTGAGGTCCAGTTCTTATCTTGCTGCTCATAATGTGCACAGGCATCAAGATACATCAAAGTTGCATATGCGATTTGCTCTTTTGTGCAACCTAGAGGATATAACCCGTCGGGACCATAGAAATCAAAAACGTAACCAATAAATTCTTTGAAGTTAGTCATAGGGTTTTTTTGTATGTACCCACATTCTAGACCATGGGTTGGCATATGCTGCATCATGTGTGCCACTTATATTTCTGTCACACTTCACGCTGCATTCCAGCTGAATTCGGTTATTATAAGAATATCGGGGCATTGCCACCCTCAACCGATCATTCCAATTCCATTTCTGGTGACGGATCTAGATCAACCGAGAACAATTGCCTCGAAACTCAATTTATAAAAAAAGAGCGGGGGTACGCTCTCTAATATCTTCGCCACTCATCCTGCCTTGAAATATTTCTGTGTTCTTTTCCTCATATCCAATTCTCGAACTGGCACACTCGCTGTTGCCCCGTCTCAGTCTTATGGTATAATATCTCGAACAAACCATACAAAGGTATGTATAAAAATCCAATTTTCAAAGTGTCACACTGTGCCAGTCTCGATGTGTCACACATGTTATGATGTATACATGTAATCTCGAACTAGTTTACGTATAATATGATACGTGTATGCTCAGGCTCGTCGAGATCATATATGCACTATGCATGCGGGTGCGAGCTCGTCGAGATGTATGTGCGTCACGTGTACAGGCTCGTCGAGATGTTTGTGGAGAGACTCGTCGAGATCCTATGTATGTGCAGGCTCGCTCGACTAGATCACGTGCATACGCTTCACGCATGTGTGCATTCTCGTCGAGATTCATGCGTAATGTATGAGAGAAAGCTCGTAGAAATCTTGGGTGTCTCGTCTAGAATACCATTCCTCGTCGAGATCTTGTAGGTAGTCTTGATTGGATCGAGAACTCTCGTCTAGATCACCTTGAGAAGTATAGTCGAGATCACACCAATCGTAAAAATCGTCGTACATAGTCGAGATGAATTAGAATACTTATAGTATAGCACTATTCTCGACTAGATGCAAGCTCGTCGAGAAATCACAGTAGTATATATGTCCTATCCACGACTCATTGTTACAATACTGTAACATTGTACTTATAAGACTACAAGTACTTCGCGACCCTGTGTGTTAGGAAATCGCGACCCGTGGGTTGACAAACTCCGCGTTTCATGCTACGCTCGCTAACCTGGCATAAGATATCAACGTTTATAAGAAATTAAATCATAATACTTTTTACCTTCTTTATACAGATATTATAACACACTTAA